TGCAGCCTGATTCCGACTAAACAAATAGAAGTTACAGCCAAACCATTAGATAGGATTATAGTGCAACCTATTATGCCTAGAGAAATAGATTTAAAAGAACCTATGTGGATTGTTGTTACGCCTGATAATTGGGAAGAGCAACTTGCAAAAATTGAAAAACAAGAAGGTGAATTAGTTTTTTTAGCCATGACAATACCTGATTACGAGGTAATGGCTTACAATATGCAAGAATTAAAAAGGTATATAAATGAACTTAAAGAAGTTGTTGTGTATTATAGAACAGTTACTACAAATAAAGAGGAGTAAACAAATGAACATATCACAAGAAGGATTATCATTAATTAAAAAATTTGAAGGTTGTGAGTTAGAAGCTTATAAATGTGCAGCAGGAGTTTGGACGATTGGATATGGTTCAATTAAAGGTGTTAAACAAGGTGACACTATTACTCAAGAAGAAGCTGATAATTTATTACTCCATGAAATGGATGAATATGAAGGTTATATTAATGATGCTGTTAATGTTGATTTAAATCAAAATCAATTTGATGCTTTAGTATCATGGGTATTTAATTTAGGACCTTCAAATCTATCTTCAAGCACTTTACTTACTAGAATTAACAATAAAGACTGGAAGGATGTTCCTAATCAAATTAAACGTTGGAATAAAGCAGGCGGTAAAGTTTTAGAAGGTCTTATTAGACGTAGAGAAGCAGAGGCTTTACTTTTTGAAGGTAAAGAATGGCACGAGGTATAAATAATGCCATTAAGAAAATATGTATTTAAACCAGGTATAAATAAAGAAGGTACTAATTATAGTAACGAAGGTGGTTGGTTTGATGCAGATAAAGTTAGATTTAGAAAAGGTAGACCTGAAAGAATAGGTGGATGGGAAAAACAAAGCACAAATAGTTTTATAGGCACTTGTAGAAAAATATATCCATACAAAGCTTCTGTAGGTACAGATTATATTGCTTTAGGAACACATCAAAAATTTTATATCTTAGAAGGAGATACTTATAATGATGTTACCCCCATACGAGAAACAGCGACTAATGCTATTACTTTTTCTGCTACTGATGGCAGCACTACTATAACAGCAACTGATACTGACCATGGAGCAGTTACAGGAGATTTTGTTACATTTAGTCAGGCTGTAAGTCTAGGCGGCAATATAACAGCTACAGTTTTAAATCAAGAATATCAAATAAATTCAGTACCTAGTGCTAATACTTATACATTTACAGCCACAGCAACAGCTAACTCTAGTGATACTGGTAATGGTGGTTCTGGTGTAGATGGAGTTTATCAATTAAATTCTGGATTAGATGTATATGTATCATCTACAGGTTGGGGTGCAGATACATGGGGTGCAGGTGCTTGGGGTTCTACAAGTAACTTAGTATCAAGTAATCAATTAAGATTATGGTCAATAGATAATTTTGGTGATGATACTATATTAAATCCTAGGTCTAATGGTATTTATTATTGGGATGAATCTGCTGGTACTGATAATAGAGCAGTAAATATTACAAGTTTAAGTGGTGCTAGCAATGTGCCAATAAAAACATTGCAAATTATGTTATCAGATGTAGACAAGCACGTTATAGCATTTGGTTGTAATCCTATAGGTTCTTCTAATTTAGACCCTTTATTAGTTAGATTTTCAGATACAGAAAGTATTACTGATTGGACACCAACAGCAACTAATCAAGCTGGTGGAGTACAGTTATCAATGGGCTCTACAATAATAGGAGCTTTAAGAACAAGACAAGAAATACTTATATGGACTGATGTAGGTATAGTTTCTATGAGATTTGTAGGAGCACCATTTGTATTTTCATTTAACGAAGTTGCTAATGGTCCATCTTTAATATCTCCTAATGCAGCAGTTAATGCTAATAACCAAGTTTATTTTATGGATAATGGAGGATTTTATACATATGCAGGTAGTGCTCAAAGATTACCATGTACTGTATTAGACTATGTATTAAGTGATTTAAACCAAGGTCAAGCATTTAAAGTGTTTGGTGCAGTTAATAATATTGCTAATGAAATTATGTGGTTCTATCCATCAGGAGATAGTTTAGAAGTAGATAAATATGTAATGTATAACTATTTAGAACAAGTTTGGTCTATTGGCACTACAACAGATGATTTTGTTAGAACTGCATGGGATGAAGCTTATATATTAAATAATCCTATAGCAGCTAGTAAAAATAGTAGTACAAATAATAATAACTATTTATTTGCACATGAAATAGGACATGGTAATGATGGTAGTGATTTTACTGCATATATTGAATCAAGTGATTTTGATTTAGACCCAGATGGAGAAAAATATATGGCAGTAAATAAAATAATACCTGATATAGAATTTAGGGACCAACAATCTACTACAGATGATGTAACAATAACAATTAAAGGTAGAGATTATCCATTACAAGATTTGTCTACTTTATCAACAGTATCAGTAACTCCAAGCTCTACATTTACAAATACTAGAGCAAGAAGCAGACAATGTGCTATTAAAGTATCTAATTCATCTACTAATTATGGTTGGAGACTAGGTGATTTAAGATTAGATATAAGACCAGACGGTAAAAGATAATGGCAAATCCTAAATCAATAGCACTACCTTTAGCACAACAAGAATATAATACTACAGATGAGGCAGTTACAAGAAGAATTATAGAACAAGCAATACAAGATTTAGCCATAGAATTAGATAAATTACAAAAAATGCAAAGTGTTGTAGCTAGTAAAAGTGTTAAGAGGCATCAATTTTTATTAATGGGGATGACAAGTGGCTGATAATTTAAAAGTATTAGGTCAATTAGACCCTGCAGCAACAACAGTTACTACACTTTATACTGTGCCTGATATGACACAAACTACAGTTAGTTCTATTGTTGCAGCAAATAGAACAGGTTCAGCAATAACATTTAGATTAAGTGTTCATGTAGCTGGAGCAGGTGCGGATGATAAACAGTATTTATATTACGATAAATCAGTAGCAGCAAACGATTCCCTAACTATAGTAATTGGGATAACATTAAATCAAACAGATGTAGTAAAGGTTTATACAAGTGCAGTAGACATGAGTTTTAATATGTTCGGCTGTGAAACAAAAGAGGAAGATAGATAATGGACATTCAACAACAAACTAAAAATGTAGCAGCTCAAGGTCGTTTTGGCGATTCTATGCTTCTTCATGTAAATCCTGCTGAAGTAAAAGGACTAGCATCTGCTATGCCTATTACAACAAATCCAGAAACAGGACAACCTGAAGCTTTCTTACCTTTCTTAGCACCAATTTTAGGTTCAATAGCTGGAGGAAGTCTTTTAACAGGTGCTACTTTAGGTGGATTAGCTTCTAGTGGTTTATCAGCAGCAGCAGCAGCAGGTATAGGAGCAGGTTTAGCTACTTATGCACAAACAGGTGGTTCTGGTAGTAAAGCATTATTATCAGGTCTTACAGCAGGTATGGGAACAAAAGCTTTAAGTTCAGCAGCTAATCCAGGTGGTTTTACTGGACCAGTGCAACCAGGCACTCCAACGCCAACAGCTCCAGTTACAGGAGCAGGAGAATCACTTAAAACAATATTTAATCAACCTGGTGGATTTGATGCAGGTATGAATACTTTAGCAGGAGCAGCAATGAATCCTAGTGGAATGGTAGCAGGAGCAAGTCTTGGTGCACAAGGCGTTATAGCATCACAAGAAGAGTTTGAAAGGCAAATGGCTCAAATGGGATTAGATGAAGAAGAACGCAAAAGAAGAATGTATGAAATGTACCCTGAACAAATACCTATGGCAGAAGGTGGTAGAACAGGATTTAGAAGAGGCGGTTTTAATAATCGTTTTCGAGATGCTCAACAAAATGTAACTAATCAAGCTATGAATTATAACAATTTAACAGGTGGATATAGTTTACCTGCAAGAAGAACAGCTAGACCGATAGGTCGTGGTTTTATGCCAGGTTTCATGCCAGAATATTCTTACTTTGATAATATAAATCCAAGTGCTACAGCTTTAGGTTATGACCCGTTAAGTAATTTTCAAAATCCTCAATCTTATCAAGGGGGATATAGTCAACCTTCTAGCAGAGGCGGCTTTGGTGGTCTTTTTGGTGGTATTGGTGGTAATCGTGGTCGTGGAGGTTATCCTGGTGGTTATGGTGGTAGACCACAACCTTATTTACAACCTCCTATGCAACCTCCTCAATTTGCAGGATATGGTAATCCATTTATGCAATCACCTAGCTATCAAGGATTCTATGGTGTACCACAAATGCAACAAATGTTAAATCCTTATGCAAGATTTGTTCAACAACCAATGCCTTATCAACCATATCAACCATATGTACCTCCAGTAGAAACACCTCCTGATGATGGTGGTGGAACTGGTGGTGGAACTGGTGGTGGCGGAATACCTCCTATAGAACCGCCAATTAATTTACCTCCTGGAGGAGGCAGAAAAGGAAGTGTTTATAATCCTGACCCTGTAGCACCACCAGATGATTTTGTTAATCCAGGTGGTCCTGCTGATAAACCAGGTAGTGGTTCTGATGGGGGTAGACAAGATTATGAAGATAATAGATTTAATAGAGAAAGACCACCAATACCTCCATCAATAGGCAAGATGCCTCCTTCAAGAATGGTTGTCCCTGGTGGCGGAGGTATAGATTATGGTGGTGGTGAAGGACCTCCGTTATTACCTATACAACCACCTAAAGTTACAATACCTATTGAAGGTGGAGCAGATGTAACAATACCTGATTTTAGTAGACCTCAACCACCTATTTCTATTAGCGGTCCTACAAGAGGCGTGCCAGAACCACCTGGCGGATTTGCAAATGTCAATCCACCACAATTGTACGACAATCGTTTGCCTGGTGAGGAATTACCACCTATACCTGTAACAATACCAGGCGAAG